CTCATAGAAGGCGGCGAATCAGAGGAAACGCTGTTGCATACGCGGTTTGCCGTTCATCGTGGCGAGGGCGAATGGTTTGATCTTGAGCCGATACGATCAGAGATCATGGCAATGCAGGGCGTTGACCCGAGCCATCCGGCACGTCGTGCGTGGCGACGTGCATCTCTGCGCGACGATCAGCTCAAGTTTGCGATATGCGATGTCAAACAGCGTACCGAGTTGCGGAGGATCCTTCACGGGCCGGAGTTGCAGTTGCTTTACGAGCGAGAGCGCCATGTGCGAGCACGGAAGGATGCGGAGCGCGCCGTTTCGGCGTTACGCGACTACATCGTGTCATCCGTGCGCTTTAAGCGTGTGCTCGGTGGGTACGTGATAGTGCGGCGCGAGTCGCAGGCGCCACCATGACCGCCGCCGTCCGCATCGCTCCGCAGCCCGGCTCACAAGAGGCTTTTCTATCCTCCCAAGCCGACATCGTGTTTTATGGCGGTGAAGCGGGCTCGAGCAAAACGGCAGGGCTTGTCTTAGAGGGCCTGCGGTGCCACGACATCCCACGCAGCGGCGGGATATTGTTTCGCCGCACTTCGCCGCAGCTCGAGGGCCCTGGCTCGCTGTGGGAGCTGATGCGGGAGTGGTATCCGTCGCTGGGCGCGCGCCTGACTGAGTCGCCCGTGCTCAAGGCGACGTTCAAGTCAGGCGCCACCGTCCAGCTGTCACACCTGCAGTACGAAAACACGAAGTTAGCGCATCAAGGCAAGGGCTACAGCTTCGTGGGCTTCGATGAGCTCACACACTTTAGCGAGGGCCAATTTTGGTACTTGGTGTCGCGCTGCCGTTCGACATCAGGCGTTAAGTCGTACGTGCGGGCGACGATGAATCCGGATCCTGACAGCTGGGTCAAGCCCATGATCCGATGGTGGCTCGACAAAGCAGGCGAGTACGCACGGCCGGAGCGTAGCGGCGTGGTGCGGTACTTCTATCGTGTGGGCGACGCGATGCACTGGGCGACGTCGGAAGATGTGCTGCGGGCCAAGTTTCCGGAGCAAACCGAGAGACCGATGTCGTTCACCTTCATTTTGGGCCGTTTGGCAGACAACAAGATCTTGTTGAAACTCGATCCCGGGTACCGCGCGCGCTTGCTGTCGCTGCCACGTGTCGATCGCGAGCGCTTGTTAGGCAACGGCCAGGGCGGCAACTGGAACATCCGCCCGGCCGCCGGGCTGTACTTTCAGCGGTCGTGGTTTCGTGTGATCGAAGCCGCGCCGCATGAGCGCGAATTCGTCCAGGTGGTGCGTGGATGGGATAAAGCGGCCACCAAGCCAGGGCCAGGCAACCCCGATCCTTGCTGGACACGTGGCGTCAAAATGGGCGTCACGCGCGCGGGCCGGTATGTGGTGCTCCACGTCGAATCGCTGCGTGGCTCTCCGCAGACTGTCTTGGAAGCGATCCGCCGCATGGCCACGCAAGACGGCCGGGGCGTCAAGATTTGCATGTGGCAGGATCCCGCCCAAGCCGGCGTTGTCGACATGACACTCACCAAGCAATGGCTGTCCGGGTATTGGGTTGACAGCGAGATCGCGAACCAGAACAAACTCGCATACGCGGGCCCGTTTTCCACGCAGGTCGAAGCGGGTGCGGTCGATATCGTGCGCGGGCCGTGGAACGATGAATTCTTAGGGGAGCTCGAGGCATTCCCGGAGGGCAAACACTCGGATATTGTCGATGCGTCGTCGCGGGCTTTCCGCGCGCTGTCGCAAGCCAACGTGCGGATTTACGAGATGGCTATGGCTAACATCAAAGATGAGCTGCTCGCATGACTAACACCTTGTCCGCAGAAATCGCCGCCACCGTCACGCGTACGGATTCATGGGTCAACCTGCTTACAGGGTTGGGCACCACGCGCGACAAGGTCACGCACACGCGCATGACACCGGGCGAGCGGCTTGGTGATGGCGCGCTCGAGTCGCTTTTCAACGACGACGACACGGCCCGCAAAATCGTCAGCAAGTTGCCGCAGGAAGCTTTGCGCCGTGGCTACCGCATCGAACTAGAAGCGGACAACGAAGTAGGCGAGGGCGACGACGAGTACGCCGCCGCAGCCGATGCGGGCGACGACGACGCATCCGGCGCTGATGTCGAGCGCGAGCTCCACGACCGTTTGAAGCTGCTGCAAGCGGATGCACGGCTGCGCACTGGCTGGATATGGGCTCGCCTGTACGGTGGCGGCTCCGGCCTGTACGTGGGCGCCCAAGACGGTCGCAGGCCGGAAGAGCCGCTGGACGAAACCAAAATCAGCACCGTGTCTTTTTTGAACATCGTCAAGCGCCCGCAGATGGTGGTCAAGTCGCGCGGCTTGGACGTGACACAAGCGGGCTATGATGAGCCCGAGATCTACACGGTGTATCGCACCGGCATATCGACCGCCCAGCGGCAAACGCCGGATCAGCTGGGCACGACCGTGGACGTGCACGCGAGCCGTTTGATTTTGTTCGACGGTGCTTTGACGGCACGCAACACGCAGCCATCGGTCACGGAATGGGAAGACAGCGTGTTGCAGGCTGCGTACGGCGCGCTGCAGCAATCCGCCACGGGTTGGCAGTCGCTGGCGCATCTCATGACAGACGCGTCGCAGGGCGTCTTCCACATCGCCAATCTGCTCGATTTGCTCGCAGCTGGCCGCATGGATGAGCTCCGCACTCGCCTGGCCGCAATGGATATGGCGCGGTCGGTGGCTCGCGCCATTCCGATCGATGCGGAAAAGGAAAAATTCGAGCGTGTGAGCACGTCGTTTGCGGGCCTGCCGGAAGTGATCGACAAGATCATGATGCGCATCGCCAGCGCCGCAGAAATGCCGCTCACGCTGCTTTACGGGCGTTCGCCCGCGGGTATGAACGCGACGGGTGAGTCAGACATCCGCGGCTGGTACGACACGGTGTCAGCGGCGCAAGAGGACATTCTAAAGCCACGGCTGCAGCGGCTGATCACACTGCTGTGCCTGGCGAAAGACGGCCCGACACGCGGTGTGGTGCCCGAGCGGTGGGATATCAAATTCAACCCGCTGTGGCAGGAAACCGACAAAGAATGCGCCGATACGAAGAAAGTCAAAGCTGACACCTACGTTGCTTTGGTAGGCGCACAGATCCTCACCGAAACGGAAGCGGCGATCGGGCTCGCGCCCGACTTCCCGGTAATCGACGTCGCGGAGCGTGAAGCCCTGCGGGACAAGCAACTGGACGTGTACGCGGAGTCGCTGATCAATCCGCCTGATCCGCTGGCGCTGGCTGCCGCTGATGGCGGCGGCGGTGCCAAGCCCGACGACGATGCACCACCGAAAGCGCGCGGCGATGCGTGGTCGGAAGCACAGCCACGCGATCCCGTAGGGCGCTGGACATCGACCGGGCGTGCGGTGGGCGATGTGTCTAGGCGTGTGCGCGCACAGCAAGCGGCGGCTGTGCGCGCTAAGATCTTGAAGCCGCACCGGGCGGCGTACGCATCAGCGCGCGCCGCCCACGCTTCGACGCCCACCGCTGCCACTGCGGCGGCTTTAGGGCGCACTGCAGACAAGCTACGCGCGACACGGCGGCGTTTGGGTGCGGAGTACCGACCGGCGCAAGGTGTGACTGCGACCGATCGCCAGGGCACGCGCGCGTTTCGCACCACGACCGAACGCCAGGCGCTACTCGAGCCCCACCGGCAGGCGCTACGCGACGCCGCCCATGCACACAAGGCGGCGCCCACGCCCGCCACTGCGGCGGCGCTACGTGCGGCCAGCGACCGCCTGCGGGATGAAAGGCGCCGTGCAGGTCACGTCGCCAACCCGCGGCAGGGCGCCGCGCTGCTGAAAGACCTACACACAGAGCTCAAGTCACACCGGGGCACGCACTTGGATGCAGCCGCACGCGGCGAGCCATCGCCGGTCGTGCGGGATATCTGGCGACTCGAATCACAGATCATGCAAGCCCACCGGCAGCACGGCACGCGCGCGGATTTCGTCGCAGCGGGCGGCGCACTGCACGCTGCAGCGACTTCCGACAGCGTGATCCGCACGCACCTTGTGCGGGAGCTGCAAACGAGCGGGCCACTGCCGACCACCAAGCGCGAAGCGCGTGCGGCGTTTCGTCGTGCCGCTGATGCCGTGGACGATGATCTTTTGGGCGGTGCTGATTCCAACACCGATGCGCTCATGACTGGGCACCCACGCCTGCCACCGAAAGAGCGGCGGGCCGTAGTGCGCGGCTTCGACCGTGATGCGCGCGCGCGGCTGCGTGACGTGCATGCGGGCTTGCTAGAAGCGCATTTACAGCAACTGTGAGGCGACATCATGAGCGAACAATACGAGACAGCTGTGTGGATTCTGATCGAGCGCATGCAGGCGGAGATCGCGCGGGAAGTACGCGTGTTGCTGGGCGAAGAGCAATACGAACAGAGGATCTTTACTGATGCCGACACCGCGCGGCGGATCGAAGCTTTGCAGAAATGCGCTGCTTTCCACACGAGTGACGCGGAGCGCCACGAAGCGTGGCGTGATATGCACTTCGCGTCGGGTTGGTTGTATGGGGAAATGCTCGATCCCGCAAACAAGCGACACCCTAACTTGCTGCCGTGGGATGAGCTGCCGGCGTCGACACGCGTCAAGGCGCGGATCTTCGACATCTGCGCGCGGTACGGGGCGCAAGTGGTTGAGCTGCCGCGACAGTCTGCGAGTCTGTGGTTGCCGGGTGGGTAAGCTAGGCCAGCGCGCCACGCACACAAGCCAGCTCGATCACGGCAAGCATGTCTGAGCCGATCGCGCCGTGGTCGATCGATGCGTGGCCATCCGCTTCGATGTATCCCGCAGCTTGGAGCGGGCGAATGCGGCGCGGGCCAGGCAAAGGACCTAGCAGCAGAAACCGCCGCCGTGCAGACGGCGGGCGTGTGTCGCATAGCTGGATCGCGTGCTGGCCGATGTCGATATTTTTGATGGTGCGTCGTAGTGGCATGTGGCTGGACATAGCAAAAACGCACGCGCCGTGGCAACGTTTGGGCCCGTCAAGTGTCTGGTCCAAGGTGTTCGACAAGCCCAAGCGCCGCGGCGATGCGCTCGCCATCGCCGCGAGTGACAACCAGTTCGCCAACTAGGGCGCCGCGGCTCCAGATGCGTACGCGGTCATGTGGCGTGCTTTTGTCGACAATGACAGACGACACCAGGTGATCGCTCGGCGGTGTGCCCTCTGTGGAATCGGGCGTGGTGAAATACACAGTGACCATGGAAGTCTGAGACATAACGCGGCTTTCTGTGTCCGTTGCAGACCGGATCTGCGCATAGTACGCTCATCCTATGAGCAGAACAACAAGCTTTGTGTTGGGTGACGACCTAGATCG